TTTTGCAATGGCTTTAATCAATGCTTCATCTGACGCACTATTACCTATTTTTACATCACCATTCAGTTCAGTTTCACCAGCGACGGATAAGTCACCATCAACTTGCAAGTCGTCTTCCACTTCAAGCACATCACCAGACTTTCCTCCTATCGTGTCAGTCTTGACTCCTTCCTTTGCAACGAAATTGTTAGCGGTAAGGTCGGTGTCTGTTTCATCGTTGATGTCACGTCTGATATAGCGTTTGTCACCTTCTTGTTTAATAAGGTCTTTTGTCTGCGATGTGCTGACTCCACCATTTCCCCCTATACCTGAAGCACCACCTTTCCCACTCAGAGAATCAACCGTATTCAGCAATCTCTGGTATGTTCCGACTGACTTGTGATTTCGTAAGGTCACATCGTATGTCGGTATCGCCCCATTCCCATATTCCTTAATCGTCAACTTGTCAATGAAGATGTTTCCGTCTATCATTAAGTCCTCATCGTCAAACTGCATCAAATTACCTTCGTGCAACGTGTCATGCAAGGAATCAAACGGATTTTGGGAGGATTGTGATGCTATGGCTGCGTCATGCTGTTTTGCCATGTAAATCTCATCCACCTTGGGAGAATAGGTATATCTTGCATAATCGTTGTCTTCAAGGAATGTCAGTGCTGCATCAAGCAGTTTTTCGGCACTGGCTTCGATATATTCACTTGGCATATCAATCCCAAGCCAGACAAACTTGTCACCATCATATCCTGCAATGTCAGCACCACGCAACTGATATGCTTCATTAGCCACAGGAGTTTGACCGATTGACGCATTATTCGAGTACGGGAAATAAAGCTGGAGAGCCTCATCGTAATCTCGTTTAAGAGTGAGTTTCCAATTCGTACTTCCAGAAACCTTCTCTGCACTCACCACTGAAAACTCTCTTCCACCGCAATAACCGTCCTTCATGCTGATTTTTGCAGCATCACCGCTATTGCTGATAAGGCTGTCAAGCTCAACATCGTCACCCAATCCTTTGACGACAACGGAGAAATTAGGAACTTCCTCGCCCTCGCCAAAAACACCGTTGTCGGTAATGATGTCGGCACTCACAAGGATGTCATCTCCAGTGTTCTCAATGGTCGGATAGATGTCTTCCGTGTCATCACTTCCATCCCAAGTCTTGCTTGCTTCGCGGACACCAAGTGCTGCACTATTGGGAGAAAGAATGTAAGGTGCAAGTTCGTTGTCAGAGACAAACGCTGTGTGACCATTCCATGTAACCGTTCCATCTTGATTTAGTGTTCCACCATTTGCCAACACCCACGCTTTCAGGCTTTGCGTTGGGAAACCAGGCAACATAAGATTGTTGACAGCAAGGTTATCTGGAAGAACTGAATCATCGTTCACATAAGAGTAATGACCTGCTGGCCACTTATCTTCGACAATGCCAGCAGTGAAGGTGATGACCGTTCCAACTGAAAGATTCGGGTCACCATCTTGGAACGTGTTTAAGTAGCAATTCCCATTATGCATCTCAACGGGATAAGTTTTATCGCTTGAACAATAGCAAGTGTAACTATTACCCCCTGCGGTGAACGTGACCTTCCTTGATATGAGCGCCACGGCAGGATTCTGCTCGCCATTGAACATCTCCGCCTTGAACGGAATGTTCAGTTTGAAACTTCCACCATAGGTTTCGATTGATGTAATGGTAGCGAAACAAGTCTTGTTTACCTGTGCGTAGTATCTAATTGGCAAATTGGTACTATTGCCATAAGCGTAAAGTTTGGTGATAATCTGCTGTTCGCTGTCAGCAACTCTCTCTATCTCGTACAAACCTTTACCCTTTCCATACTCAAACACATAACTCGCAATCTTCCCTGCCGCGCCAATGATAAGCGTTCTTCCGCTTGTCACATAATGCAGACCAAAAAGGTTGTAGATGTTTGCAAGTCCAGCAAATACGGTGCTCTTGCTGATACTCACATTCTGGTTGAATTTCTCGCCATCCGTACTTGGCTCATCCTGATATGCAGCATCCCATGCAGCACCAAGTCTTGCAGAAAGCCCGCTGACACCAGCACCTCTTGCAACTGTTCTTGTCCTGCTTGGGGTAAGGATTAACCACCATTCGCTCAATAAAAAGTTATTCTGCAAGCAATATCTGTTCATGTTCGCTTGCAACCTGTCTGCGTAATCATCAATTGTTGCAGCAAAGAATGAGAAATTGGGCAGGCTTGTGTAGTGAATGTGATTATCGCTCAGCACTTCGTCAAGGAACTGCACATCTGACATTTCCACATTGAGGGAATTGAATTTGACACCATCATACACAAATCCCTCTCCGTAAGTGTTCCGTCTTGCTTTCTTGACAACGCTTGGGTCATAATTCAGCACAAATTTCTCTCCACGATATATCAAGTAATCGCCAATCTGCCAATTCACAGGCTGTTCACTCTTGACACTTATCGTCACAAATGTTTCACCCATCCATGTGCCAGAGTATTCAAGTTCAGGCATAGTCCTGCTGCCAACGGTTATTCCATTGGTTATCGCCTTTACGTTGCCGTTCTTGTCATATATCGTCCATCGTGCCATATCCTATTCCCAAAAAGAATGCCGAAAACCATAACGAAAAGTCACGGCTCTCGGCTTAAAATGTGAAATCTGTATTAACTCGTTACAAAGATAACCCATAAGAAAATACTTTTACCTTCATAAAGGTAATTTTCTTGCATTAAGCGATTGCAAATCTGTTTGCACCAAGCACGTTGCCATGCAAAATGTCATAAATCATCTCTGCCGCCTCTGCATTTCGCAATGTGTTAGCTGCAATTTGTCTTTGTTCCAGGACTTGTTGCTCTGCAAGAATATTTCCTCTCATGCAAGCCTCGCTGATGATGGGCAAGTGAATGAGTTGACTTTCACGAATGAGAGACACATCAGCACGGATGGCATTGACATAAGAAGCGAGTATATCTGCCGTTTCCTCCGTGATGCCTTTAATTCCTGCTGTCAATCCAGATTCAGAGCCAGCCTCCTTCATCGTATATCCCCATTTGTTAATAGCAGCCTCTGTCGCATCAAGTGCGGGGAACAATGCCGCATCTATCATGCCGAATGCAGTATTGAGCTTATCTGCAAGACCTGATGCAAACGCTGTCGGGTCAAGTTTACCATGTGAAAGTTCCATCTGCGATGAAATGAAACTCTCAATTGGTTTCAATGCTTCGCCTATTATTTTTGCCGTGATGATGTTCTTGGTGATATTGCTGATAATCTCACCAACTTTGTCTTCAAAGGCTTTTGCTCCATCCTCACCTTTCTGCCATGCCTCAAATAGTGCGTCACCCAATTCATCAGCCCATCCCTTTACATCTATGTCATAGAGAGCCTTTGCCATATCAATAGCAAAGTGCTTTATCTCATCGTCCATCTCTGTGAGCTGTTGCTTGTAGTCCGCAATGGCTTGTGCATTGGTTTTCTTCTTGTCCTCTTCCATCTGCATCTGATGTTTCAACTCGTCACGTTGTGCAAGAAGCAAGGCGTATTGAGTGTCGTAATATGTACCAGTTTTCTCTGCGTTTTTCATCGCATTTTCAGTTTCTTCCTCAATGTAGGATTTGCGCTGATACACCTTCTGCACAGGATATGTTGTCATACCATTTTTCCGAATCGGATTCTCCCTGTCTGGAACATAACTCCACGACATAATTTTATCCTCCAACTCTTTCAGCATCTTTTCACTTGCTTTGATGCCATACACAGAAGACAAGCTCCTGTCTAATGCTGTTTCAAGGTTCTTGGACATGTTTTCCATTTCCTTTTCACGCTGCTTGGATGCCTGTATCTCCCTCTCCTTCTGCTTGTCATGCAGTTTGGCAAATGCCGTGATGGGCGCAGTGAACATCTCAACAGGTGCACTAATCGCACTTGACACAATTCCACTTACATTGCCGCTCATCGCATTGGAAAGAAGATTGTTAATCGGCTTGAACGCACTTGATATTCCATTTATGCTATCAGCGACATCTCCCCAGAAGTTTGCATCGCCTTGTTTGCCCAAAGCATCAAACATTTCGGACAAATTGGATGCAATTTGGCTCAATCCATCCAATGCACCCGTAATGATTTGGGTGATGTTGTAAATCTTGTTTAACTGCTGGTAATTCGCTTGTGATATGCCCAATGCCTTTGCAGCATTCTTGAATGCCTCTTCCTTTACGCTCAACAGGCTTTCCTCATTGGCAATATCTTCATCATAGCCTTCTTGACGTAATTTATTGTATTTTTCCTGCGCTTGTTCAAGTTCCTCGCTGGCTTTTGCCAACTTGCTTTGATTGCGATTGACAACACCTTTCTGACCACCTTGCAGGAATGCTCCGAAATTGCTTCTCCATGCCACCGCACTTTCCTCCATCCGGTCATTCACATCTTTCATTGTTTTGGCATA